TTTCCAAAACGTGGTGGCTTTAAATCTTCACCACCAAATACAGATACTGCGTTAATTTCTGGGAATTGACCTTTGAGCAGAACTTCATAGTCACTTGTAGTTACAGCCCTCTCTTGTGTTTGAAAGTGTCGAGGAGCATTAAATTTGATAGATTTAATTGACTCAATTTCACTACCACCAACAGCATTAGTGACGGTTGTTACGGTAATATCACTTGTAAGCGTGCCACCATTGATAGCAGCTAAATCTCTATCAATTGTAAATGCAGATGCACCATTAGGTGTTTTTCCACTACTTACTCTATACTGGACACTGATAATAGACCCATTCTTTGGACGTTTTCCGATTATATCGTTTCCAAAGATTACTTCATATTTTCTATTTTCTGATGCTTGAACAAAGAATACAGTATCGTCAAGATTTACATCTAGTAGCGATGTCTTGACAGTGTATGTTGTTTTCGTTGCACCCGAATCTTCAATAACTCTAACATTGATACTTGATGTGTCTACATTCTCATCTGATAGAAAGAATCGTTGGCTCTCATCATTATAATCGGTGATAAACGTGTCAGATATATATGAACCTTCAAAGATGGCAAGTTCATCAATACTGAAAGTCCCATTTGCTGAGCTTAAAATCTGTGTTTCATCTGTAAAGAATGTGTATGATGTTGAACCTACTGTGGAACCGAAACCAGTTCCCTTAGGTATCACGATAACGTTTACACCAGAAGCGGTGAAATCTAGACTCACGGTCGCGCGTGCAGATCTTCTTGATCGTGGGATGTAGTTTAATTCTTTTGCATGAGATATCGCAGATTCTTGAATTTCTGATGTGTCGAGGAACATTTCGTTCCCTACCATATTCAAATAGAATCCATTCATGAATGTATTATACGAAAGTACATCTAGAAGAACGTTGATATTCGACCCGTCAAAGTCATAATCTTTGAAAATATCTTGACTTTTGAGAAAATCAATGAGATTGGCTTTTACAGTATCAAAATCAAGGGATACAAGGTTGATGTTATTGTTAGCCATTTATCTCACTTTCGTCAGTAGAAAGTTGAATTGCGTGAAGTCCTGCATAGTATTTATGAGTGAAAAAACAATACTTACGTAGAAGGCTTCGCGGTCAGGGATAGCTAACGCTGATACACTCTGCAGTACAGCTCGAGGTTCGTATGAACGAATCGTCTCCGCCACTGAACGTTCAATAGCATCTTTTGTGAAGTCGTCTGCGAAGTTGAATAGTTGATATTGGACACCTGAGCCCAAATCAGGTCTAAAGAATCTTTCTCCTGGTCGAGTCATTACAAGACTCATGATGGATCTTTTGACCGACTCTTCATTCGTCACTTTAGCAATATCACCTGTGATAGGATTCTTGTCAAAGTTGAACGTGAAGTCACTGTAGAGTATAGACTTCTTTCTATTTGGTGTTATGTGATCAGCTTTTGACATATGATTCCTTGTTAGCTGTGAGGATCAGGAGGGCTTTCGTGAATATCAGATCCTTTGATATGAACGTCCCCATCTGCAGTAATCTTAATCTCACTTTTCGCTGTCAATTCAATAGAATCATCTGAATGTAATTTCAATGTCTTTTTTGATGTTATCTCTGTAGATCCCTCAACAATTAGGTGTGAATCACCTTTTACTACTTGATGGCTGTCACCTTTGACGACAGAGGTGACATCTCCACCCACTTCGATATAAGCATCCTTTTCAATCACGAGGCGAAGATTGCCTCCTATCTTTATATCTCCATTATAATCTACTGTTAGAGTCATTCCACCTTTGATATACTTATAATCGTCAACAACAATTAATTCAACCTTTCGACCATCAGGTGAGATTTCCCAATAGGTTCCTGATTTGTGTGACTCTCTCAGTCTTTCATGGCCAGGGGTGTCATCTATTTCAGTTTGATGGCCAGATTCAGATGTGAAGACGTGATTGTATGGATACTTTGATTTATAAGTTGTCTTAGGAAGTCGAATTTCACTCATCTTTTAATTGTACCTAACAATGCAAAAATTGCATCTACTTGTTGTGCTTTAGTTTGTTGACTCTTTGTCTTGTCGTCCTTTGTCAAAGTCTTGATTATGTTGATGACTGCTGCGATAGACTTTAAGTCAATTTTCGAGAGTAATGACATCAGACTAGAAGATGAATCTTTGACGCTTCCTATTGTTGTTTGATCAGCATATTTTGCCCCCTCTTCAGCTTTTTTAGGGACATTAACTTTTAATTTCTTGTTGAAATCTTTATCTCTAGAATTCCAACTTAGATCATTGTCATTTTTGTCGTCAGATTCTGCCATTCTTTATTTCTTTTCAATAACGCTACGATTAATTGTCCCTATCACCAGAGGGATCTGCTTGTCTGCGTCCATCCAGAATCCTACGACAATAGAATCTTCGATCGGCCCTACAGGAGCATCTCCGATGTGATTTCTACTTGCACTTGTTATGGGCGCCATTGGGTATGCCCACGGGAGATCTTTATCAGGGATCAATGTTGTATTATCATGCAATCCGAATACTCTGATTTGAACTCTTCCAGCTTTCAACTTGTCATCTTTTCGATTGACAACCTTTGCAACAAAGAGTTCTGTTCCTTGTCCGAATGCTCTATCTGTCATGTTTATACATTTGTTTTGTAGCCCCCTTTGACCCCTTCTATAGCTGTCGTAAATCTAGGGCTCATCCCGACAGGTCCTATGATGTGTCTGATAGCTGTGATCATATATTTTCCTGCTATTAGCCTGTTCTGCTCAGGATTGTCTGTTGTGCCTTTGGTGTCCATCAATTGTGCTTCAAACAATTGTCCAGCGGTCAGAGTAGAATCACCATTGACATGTATGTGAATTCCACCTTGAGAAACAAGAGAAGCAAATCCTTTCTGATCTGAAGTGCCTTCTGGGATGTGTGTTTTTGGTAAGAATGTGTCTACAGGTATGAAGCTGTGAGTCCCTGGCGTTGATCCATACTTAGATTGAAATTCTGAGGCAACCATTTGTTTGAATTGACCATCTGCTGACTTGAAAGTCGTTTGCACAACCTTGGTGTCTTTTTTTTCATACTTCAATGTTCTGAAATCGAATGTCTTGATCTGATTGTTGAGAGATCCATTACCTAATCCGATGATGTGATCATGCTGTTGCGGTTGGTTGAAACCGATGATATTTCTAAATCTTGATGGTTTGATATCAGTATTTATGGTGGGATTCTTAGTGAATACTCTATCACCAACAGAACCTTCAGAGAATAATCTTTCAATCGTTTTGAAGTGTATCCCTTGTTGATTCTCAAAGAATACATAACCTGATGATTTATCCTGAGTGGCATTACTACGACGTCGTAGGAAATCAATTGCGCTGTAAGGTTTTAGATTAGGTATCAATATTTTCTGGACACCATTGGTCTCTTGGATATCCAATTTCTTCTTTGTTTTCAAGAATGTAGTTAATATATCTTTCACCATTCCAGAAATGTTTGTGTTATACGCCTTTTGAATGAATGTGATTTTATGCATAGCAACTTCTTCTGAGCATGCCTTGATGGCGTATGCCTTTGATCTGTGTCCTTGTGAAACAGCAGCATCTGACATCTGACTCACCATCAATTCATATTTGGCAGCTTTCAGAGTAGGTGTCTGAAATTCAATAATAATCTTTTCGCCACCGACAAGTGGAAGTGCTGTTGCCAATCCTTGTGATTCATTCACAATAACATCTGCCATGATACCAGGCGTGAATATTGATTCATATATTGAAATTGATACGACAAGATTCACTAGGTTAACTGTCCCTTTTGGAGAGAAGAAGCTAACAGTTTTGATGATTACCTCACCAGGTATATTAGATGTATCAGCCATTATTCAACAATCTTTGATTTGAATTCTTCGACAGCTTGTCTTGATAGCCTAGCATCAAGTAATCGAATAGATTTCTTCTCTTCATTTTTCTCATTCTCAAACTCATAGTAACTGACTGGTGACCAATATATCTGTTCATCTACTGCGATGTTCGGAACCATTTCTTCAGTGTCAATGTCGATGTTTCCCCATAGCTCATAGTCAGCTGCAACGTTTGTTACTATTTCTGACTCTACCCCTTCAATTTCATCATTGATTTCAATATCACCGTAGATGTCTCCGTTAGGATAGAATACATGTTTGATAATGATGTATGTATCGCCAACATACTCAATTGTTGCTCTGACTTTTGTGTTCCCTGCAACAGATTTAATATTGACCAACTCATCCTTGAGTAAATCAGTGACGTCGTCAACTTCAATTTTCAACATGTAGTTCGTTGTCACAGTCCATTCAGCATCATTCCTCACATATTCTGTTATTCTGCCATTATTATTGTAAACAGGCTTCCAGTATTTTCTATGCGATGGTGCTAGTGAATTTTCAAAATATGATATAGTGATTGTTGACGGGTCATCATACCAGTTTGTCCTATAGAATATGGTTTTCAATTGAATTAACTCTACTGATGTATATTTCTTCAGTAGATAATTGTTGAATTCATCAGGATCCATGTACCAATCATAATATGGGTCAGTGATTTTATTTGATAGATAGACCATCCAAGACATATAAGGATCATCATAATATGCTCCTGCAATGATGTCAGGTCTCTCAAATGTCTTCAGATCATAGGGATGAAAAGCAAAGACATCATTTGTAACAGTATTTGATATCTTAACTCTCTTCATTATATTCAGAGCAAATTGATCTTTATATTTGATAACAGGGAAGTTTGTAAAGTAACGATCAACCATCTTCGCCTTTGTTTCCGTTGATAGTCCTTGTTTATTCGTCGCTATAATTTTGTTCCTATGTTCATCAGAAAAAGGCTTGCCTTTCTTTGCATCACTTATTTTTTTCTTCGTTTCATCAGAAACAGATCCCACAACCCTGACAAATTTTCCATCAGAGTTATTTTGATTGATCCACTTAGGATTTCTCGCTGCATCTAACCGTTGCAGGACTTTAGCTTCCCATAATTTAGCATCTATGTGTCGGGTGAAAGTTTTCCTGATTTCAATAACATCTGGTTCTCCGTTCAATTTTCGAAAAGTATCAACATGCTTTGATGAAGTAAAGTACTTTACCCACAACTCAGCAGGATTGCACCCTTGTCCTCCTCTATACCCATAATACCATTTATCTAGTTTTGACCATCCAATCAAGTATACATAAGGCATGTGGTTTAGCATTTGAAGAGCCCCTTCATAAATCCATAAATACTTTCTACAAAGAAAAATATTTATAGGAAATTTGATGACTGAACTTCCTGAGTCTTCCATCCCCTCAAACGGACCAGCAACCTCAGGGGGATCTACGTTTATCGACGTCGGAGGTGGTAGTATCGATCCAAATGGTCCGCTACCAACGTCCCCTATATCACAAAATGGAGACGGCTGGTACTCGCTATCATCTGGTGGTTCA